AGGTGCGGCCTGAACTTCTGGTGCCGCTGGCACTGATGGCTTGCTGCCGATACACATAGCGATAACCTCACACACGATTAAATTATTACCAATTTAACCATATACGGATTATTTTACGTAGTGTATTGACATAATGCCGTGCAATTATTACCCTTCAGGTAACACAACATGAAAGCGCATTCCTCTTTCACTGATGGTGATCGGTTTGTTAACTGGCGGAGTGCGCTTACAGGTGTGAGCAGTACGGCATATGGCACATGTGCCGCAGCGGTCCAATGGATTCCTTGCTGTTTACGTCCAAGCGGGTAGCCGGAATGTGCAAGCCAGTTGTGTACGACAGCCAGAGACGTTTCACCAGCGTGGCGATCAGGTGTGACACCTCGGAAGAGACGAGGCCATAACAGGTAAGAGCACTGATGTTTGCGTTTCACACCTGGGCGCGAATATCCATCTCAGGCAGTGCTCTTTCCGTTGTGGAAGTAGATTTCCAGCCTGGCACCTGAAGCAAAGAAGAGGCTGGAAATCTCCGGCTGGTTACCGGCCACAACCTAATCACGTAGCCAGCGTGGTAAACCAGGAGTAGCTGTACCAGATGCTGTGTGTAGTCTTGGCGGTGGCAGTTGCTCCAACTTCTGACCACCGCCCTTTTTACAGCAGAACGCCATTCCGATGACGTTGCGCTGTAAACACGTAACTGCCAAGGTAGGCACTCCGTTGATTATTCGCCCGGTTCGTCCGGGCATTTTTTTAAGGTGAAAATCATGAGTGACAAAGATATTGAATCTGAAATTCAGGCCAAAGGCTTAACCGCTCCGCGCGTTACGCCGCAGCATATTGAAAGCGTGATTATTAGCGAGCACTACTTCACGGCGGCATCAGGCGTTGTAGGCGAGGCTGCGCTTTTAAAGGCTGGGCTTGATTACTCAGAAGTTCCAGCCTCATTAAAGCTTTTAACCTTCTGTGTCCTGGTGCTGCGCAACGGCTTCACCGTCACCGGCGAAAGTTCCTGCGCAAGCCCAGAAAACTTCGACCCGGAGATCGGGCGTAAAATTGCGCGCGAAAACGCGGTGAATAAAATCTGGATGCTGGAAGGTTATCTGCTGAAGCAGAAACTGAGCGAGAAATGAAAGACGAATTCGACGGCTTTTAGCTCCGTGACATGTCACAATCAGCCCGCCGATGCGCGGGCTTTGTTATTTCCACGGATCATACTCTGTGACCGCTTTCCCATGCTGGCTCTCCTGCCCTGGAATACGCATCCGCTTCGACACCGGGAAAGCAAATGTCAGCAGCAGCGCATCGCCCTTACCAGGCGAGCGGCCTAACCGTTCTTTGATGTCTTCCTTCGGTTCAATAACTATCTTGCCATCCACCCTGACTTTATACTCAGCAGCAGACAGGTCGTCAGCGGTTTCCTGGTCATCCAGTGCGCCACCAATTTTCAGCCACGTTTTGCAGCTATTGAACATCTCGCCGCGCTTGTTGAGCATCTGGGGATCGGTGGAGCCGCCACCGAACGGTATCAGTTGCCAGGAACGCCCCCAGCCATCACCAATTGATTTCAATCCTGTTCCGTAACCGAAGTCGATAAATACCGCATCGGCTTTGTATTCGTCCTCAAAGTCGGCTATGCGCTTCGCCATAATCAGATCATCGGTGGTCTTGTTGCCTGTCCATAGCACTTTGCTGTGCAGCCCCTGGCGCAGGTATATCACCGCGTCATCCACGCCGGAATACGCCGGGTCGACGCCGATAATAACCGGTGCGTGCGCCACCTGCGCAGCGGTCACCACCCGCTTCATTGCTTCGTCAGTGAGGCCGGTCGGAATGAACTGCAGCTCAGACGCGTCAGGGAAGATCCCCCGCACACGGACCTTCACGAAGTCGCTGTCCTCGCCGTAGTCATCCACCCATTTCTGGAGTTGCTGTTTGTTCGTGCCTTCCACGGTGCGACTGTCAATCTGCGCACACTTCCAGCGGTGCTTGTATTTGCGGAAGCATTCGCGGAAGCGCCCGGTGTTACGCGTCGGGTTCCCGAACGCCACCCAGATGATTTCGGTGTCTTCGTCCGTCAGCGCACCCTCAGCAACCTCCCACACCAGATCGGCAATGTTGGACGCTTCGTCGAATACTACGATGATGCGCTTGCGCTCGTTATGCAGGCCGGCGAACGCCTCGGTGTTGTGCTCTGACCACGGGATAGCGTCAGCGCGCCAGCGTTTGTCGTGGCCTGGATCGTTGCTGTACATCGCCGTGGCTGTGCAGGTGAACCACTCTTTCGTGATAGCCAGGTTCGACCATTTGATGATTTCCGGCCAGGTCTTGGTGCGCAGCTGGTTGTCGGTGTTGGCGGTAACCACCACCTTGCAGTCCTCGCAGGTGGACATGCCCCAGTTGATAAGCATCGAGATGAATGCCGATTTACCGATACCGTGGCCGGATGCGCGGGCCAGCATCAGCGGCTGGTGACGCGTCGCGGGGTTCTGGAGGTGATCGCGTATCTCGCGGAATGCGTCAGCCTGCCAATTTCTCGGCCCGGTGGCGTGTGCCAGTTCTGTGCCATCCTCGCCCCACGGGAACGCATACAGCGCATAGCCCAGCGGGTCGTGCGTGAAGGATGCGATATCCTCTACGAGCTGATCTTCCGGCGACATGGCTGCTGCTGTCATTCTTCACCACCAGCCTGCTTTTTAACGCGGCGGCGCGCGGCGGCCATGCGGTCGGCGATGGTGACCGTGCCGGAAACCTCCAGGCGCTCTTTAAACGCGTTGACGTCGACGTGCTTACCGATGAGCTCGAGGTTCTTCACCTTGTCCGGCCATTTGATTTTTTTGAGGATGGTCTCTATCGAATCCTCGTTCATGTTCATGATGGTTGAGGAAAGGTCGAATCCGCTAAGCGTGGTGCGCCAGATTTTAGGCCACTCGCGGATAGGCTTCAGGCTTCCGTCGTCGTTCAGGATATCCAGCACATCCATCTGGTCGATCTCCACCAGGCGCATGAGGACGTAATCAGCGCTGACTCGCATGCGCTTGTTGCGCTCCTCCATCAGCTCGGCGATTCTTTTCTGGACGCGCTCATCGCGCATATTCTGGCTGGCAAATTTCGCCGCTGTATTGGGAGAGTACCCGGCATTAATCGCCGCCTGAGTCTGATTCTCCGGGCACTTGATGTATTCCTGGCAATAAGCCTCCTTCAGAACACTGAGAGGCTCAAATTGCGTAGATTTGCGCTTATGCGGTTTTGGTGTCGCGGCCATCATTACCACCTGAGTAATTTTATTACCATGCAGGTAATACTATCACGCCCGCGCAGATGTTACATGACTGGTATCGGGTCTGGCCGCTGATTGTCTACGCGGTTCAGGAAGTGGGTCACCACTCCGTGCACTGTTGTGTCGTCCAGCGCTTCACCTTCCAGCGCTTCACCGTCAGGAGTGATCAGCGCCTTTCCCTGCACAATGGCGAACTCTGTGCGGCCGCAATACGAAATCAGCACGGTGTCACCCGGATGTGGTTTGTGCGAAACGTTGATGATTGCGTACCCAGCCGACGTCTCGATGGTGCGGCAGTTGCCGTCGTAGCCGCACAGGCTGGTGATGGTGAGAGTTGCTTCTGCGTAGTCTGCTGCCGGAGATGGAAAGCCCATAATGGAACCTCACAAAAAAATACTGTACATTTAAACAGTATAATCATGTGAGGATTTAGTCAATATGCCGTGACAGGTCACACCACAAGTTTCGTTTCGTGCCAGCTAAGCCTTGCCCAGCAGGACTCTTCCTCCTTCAGGCAGCAGTCGGCAACTGGCAATTTGTCACCGCACTTGCCGCACCGGTTGGCGCTGATAGCTTTGATGCGGCCGCGAACCCGGGCATCATCCTGTCGAATCAGCAGCGCGATGTACTCGCTCAATTCGTATGGCTCACGGCCTGGTCGGCGCCCGGCGCAGTTGCGCGCCAGCATCTCCATTTCCTGCTCATCGAGCACCAGCTCAAGCTTGCGCTAACCAGCTTCCGCCTGGCGGGCCCGCTGCGCTGCTTTGCGCTCTGCTGCGGTCTTAGCCATTGCTTAGTTTCTCCCCGCACATTGGACAGCAGTTGGTGGTGTAAATACGTCCGTATGTGTGACGACAAGTGCGCATATAGCTGAGTAACGTCCTGAATGCGCATAACTGGTAATCCTCCTTCATCGAGCGCGGGCCAGATTCCAGTTCGGCGATATGGGCGGCCAGTGTTTCCCGGTTTACCGTGACCATTTCAGAACCTCCCCGTTTTCTATTTCGATTACCGCTGTCTGGTCTGCACCACCAGAAAGATCAATCCCGATGAATGCCGCAGACTGAGTTGGCACCACCACCGGCATAGGCACGCGGATGACCAGTTTTTTGAGCCTGTCGATTTCACCGGCAAGTTCCAGCAGACGGGAGCGGCAATCCTCTGCTTCCTCCCGCCACCAGGCTACATCCGCTTTAAGGCGGCGCAAGCGCCGCTGTTTGAGTTTGCTCACCATGGCCACCACCCCATTTGTTGAAGTGCGCCGATTGCCAGCAGCACGAACATTGCCGCGTCGAATGGGTTAGGCATCATCCACCCCTGGCTTTTTGAAGTTAGCTTCAATGGACCAACCCAGGCGCTTTAACCAATCAGCTAGTTTTAGTGCCGCTTCTTCCGGAGTTTTCTGCCCGGGGAAATCAGTGATGATGATGCTGGCTTGATGATTACCAAAACCATCCCTGTTTATCACCATTGCCTGCTCAAGCACCGTCTTCTGGTTGCTGTGCTTAACGTAGTAACGGGCCTCAGAGTTTCCAGTGCTGCGCTCTTTGACGTATGAAATAAGCTCAACCTCAGTGGTGATGGTCTTACCGCGCTCATCCTCAAGACGCTGAACTCGCTTAGCGAAATCGTTCATTCCGCCTCCTGCTGCGGTGCTGCTGCGAGTACGCTGCGCCACACATCGACGTTATGCAGATCATCAAGAATCGCTTCGCTCATTGCATTGGTCATATCACCCGTCAATTCAATAGGAACCAGTTTCCAACCATCCGGAATCACCGGAGAGTTGCCATCGGCACCCTGAAGCATGGCGGCGCGGCGATTAACAACCTCTATCAGCGCCTCTTCCGCGTCGCCAAGGCAATCTAAAATGCCTCGCTTGTCGCCGTCGAAGTCATTCAGATCGAGACGAATACGCGCAACTTTCTGCATTGCTGCCATCACATCATCAGGCACAGATACCGGCGCTGGCGGGGCGGTGTATAAGGGCTCAGTAATATCCACATCAACCTCTACACCATCACGATAGAATCCATATCCGTAAAAATCCCCCGAACCGGTATATTCAAAAAACAAAGCTTCTGAGCCACTATTTGACACAGCCTCCGCTTCGAGCGATGCCAGCGCGATACGTAGAGCGGCAAGGATGTTCTCCTGATAATCATCAAGCCCGAAAGGAAGCTCATCACGAACGCTTTCATAATCGTTGATGGCCTGCTGCAGCCATTCTTTGGTAATAGTGCTCATGACACTGCTCCTTCCTGATACTGTTCAAACCAGAAAACAACTGGCTTATCGACTACCTCAACCAGACCAAAACGCTCTGCCGTTCGGAAATTGACGCTGTAGGCGCGCGCACGCTCCGCCTGAGCCGCCACCTGTTCACGGAACCCTTCTACTGTGAAAGTCGCTTTAAACAGATTGCATGGAGCGCAGGCCGGGAACATGTTTTCGATAGCGTCATTCTCAGGTCGCCAGAACTCTCCTGTTGCTACTGTACGCCTGGTTCCATCAGTCTGTCGCTCGCCGAATTTCCACTTACGCAATGCAGCCTCGACGTGGTCAGCGTGCCATCCCTTTTCCGGCAAATCGCACCCACAGTAAGCGCAGCGACCACCGAACTTCATGCGCAGCTCTGCGCGCTGCTTTTTGGTAATAGTGCTCATGGGCGAATCTCCGTCCTGCCACCAAGTAAGCGGATTGCCACTCGTTCCCGCAAGGTAAGCGGTCGATGGTGTCCGCGCGCATTAACAATTTCAGGCTTTCCATTAGGCGGATAATTGACCCTGACCGATTGACCATCTAGCGCGTGAGAAGCCTCGAGTAGTGCTGACTTTAAGTGCGCAGGGCACTCTTTCTGCACCCGC